GACTTCCTCCCGATGTTACGGGCATCATCACATTAGCCCAGGGCAAGTCTTTAGAAGGTATTTCGGTTTCACCCTGATCATGAAGACCAAGAATTCTTACCTTATATCTTCTACCCCAGCCTACATTTTCACCTTCACTTGCATGAGGAGTAGCTATAATATTTTCTTTCCAAACTGAATCGTCAGAAATCTGACCAATCCACCAGTGAAAACTAGATCCTAATAGACCTGAATCGAATAGTGCTCCTCCGTCTTGTGCCATATTCAGTCGTCATATACCAGACATTCTGGTTCGGATGGATTTTGATCACAAAATAATTCTAAGTAAGAAGGGTCGTGATGATCTCCTGCTTCGATTTCTTTTTTATGATGCTCTACATATTCCTCTAGTTCATGCAATTCACCTTCAATGTGACGGCGTTGCTGTGGCGAAACTGTAGGATCTTGCAAAATTTGCTTATCTTTCTCAATATGCTTTTCGATGCTTTCCATGTGCTGTTACCTTTTTGTGTGGTTTCCTTGTCTCCCGAAGGAATCTCTTATTAAACAGAGTTTAGTTAAAGTTCTATCAGGTGTTATATAATGACATAGACTTGCTATAATATATAGACCCCCAGCCTGCTTGTCAATCTCATCGTTCTCTGTGTTAGGCTTTGCTTGCGGAGATGGTGCATCAAAGAATATCATGTCTCCTGCATGTAAAGAGAAATCTCCTTGGATTGTTATATTTACTTTTGATGCGAAAACCTGATTATATCTCATAATTGACTGGTTGTAAATAGCACCAAAGTCAAAGTTATTTTCTTTAGATTCTTCAGCAGTTTCACCAAATGCTCCAGTATCAAGAAAATTCATTGTGGTTCTTGAAAATTCCTTGATTAAATTTGCATTAAATCCAATTAATTCTTTAGCTGCTGTTGTAAGTGGTTCAATTGCCTCATCTACATCTTCTACAATATCTTCTATTGTAGATAAAACAGTTCTCTTAAAATTAAAATTAAGTGGATCAAACGTTATGGAGGCAGTTGAGAATGCTCCCATCTTAGACATTTCCATAACATCAGCACTTGTCTTATCATAAGTCAATGCCTTGTAGTCATACCCTGCTGGCAAATCATTTTTATTTGCATCTGGAGTTTCATTATAGATAATTGATTTCTTTCTTGGATTCTTTTCTTCATCAAAAAAACTATCAATAGATTTGAAAACCATTTTCTCTGCAGTTTCAAAGAAAAAGTATCCTGCTGTTTTACCTTCACCACCAGCTGGTTGTGCTTTTTTAGCAAAGGTGTTTAACATGTAGTATGGTTTTCTATTCAATCCATATTCTTTAAGAGTGTTACTAGTTTCTTCAATATCTAATGTCTTTTCTGATAGTAAAAAATCTGTGATTAGAGACTTAACATGATCAGAAATTTTTTGATTTGGGAAAAACTTTCTAACATTTTTAGTATCATTAATTGCATATGCTTCTGACACTAAAGGAAGAATCATTGCTGATTTACCTGGTTTATCAGATAGTGGAGCAGTTTTGCTAACTAACAATCGCAGTTTCAGTTCATTCTCAAAATTATCTTCAGCAACAAAATCAAATGGTTCACTTCCAGTCAAGGGAAGACCTTCATAAACTGTTTTTTTATCTATGGAATTTCCAGTATCTGCAAAGGCATAGAACCCCATCATACCATCTTGTAAGATGCTTTCATAATATCTAAATTCAATAAATCCACCAGCAACGTTTACTTGACGTGACTCATCAGTCTTACTCGTTATAATTGCTTTTTTAACTGCGGATGCACCTGCTCTTTGACCAGATACTTGTTTAGTTGTTTCTGACATTGTTATATTCTCCTACTCCTATTTACCCGAATTTATAACGGATGTCTTTCCAATCACTACTACCTTTACCAGGAGCAGATGGTACTTGTATATCTGGCATACTACTTTGAGTTTCTCCATAAGAAGACCCACCACTAGAACCTCCGACCATCACTAATTCGTCACTTGCAGGCTCTTCATAACCAGCAAATGACATCAATATTCCCACGGCATCCTCACCTTTTGCTGCATTGATAGCATCAAACAATCCAGGCATCATTGCCTCAATTGGTTGATATGTATCATAGTCAATAACAAATTCAGGTCCTTCTTCTCCCATTTCATAACGACCTTGCTTCCTGATCAATCCACCTTTGGACATCTTACCATCTGTACTACCCGACATAAACTTACGGATTCTTTCACGCATCTCATCACCACCACTACCATACTTCTCACCAGGTTTCATAATATCCAAATCCCAGCGTTCAAAGGCAGCGACCCTACCAGTTGCTTTTGCTTCTTTGTCTGGTTGAACGCGACTATCACCTCTTCCAAATAGACCATACATTGAATGAGCATTGATTCCATCCAAGTTAGATCCTGCTTCACCATGAGTCATAACTTTATTCAGGTTAATATCACTAGCAGACCATCCCCATCCCTTTGCAATGCGGGCTGCCTCTTTTGCCATTGATTCTTTCTGTGCTTCAGTAGGCCATTGATTTATATCTGGATTAGAAGCAAGAGACAATCCAACGGAGTTAGAGTTTCTTCCATAAGTATGTCCTACATGCTGATCATACTCAGTCTTACGGTGCATTGTTCCATCACCAGTAAATACTGTATGATAAGGTCCGTAAGTACTATTATAGTTTCCAGCAGTCCAGTGTAGGTAGATAGCATTACCTTTTCCGCGAATATTACCAGATGCTTTTCCTTGATTTCTAACTGTCTGTGGAGTTTGAGGTTTTCTTTCTCTCCCTCCACTGTCACCAGACCCAGACTGTAAGGACTCATCATCACTACTGTCACTAGCACTGCTAAAAGCACCAGCACTACTACTACTGGATGATCCGCTGAATAAGTCACCGAAGAAAGCACCTGCTATCATTGGTATCGCTGCTAACGGATTAAATAAGTTCATTAGATTAGGGAACTTAGATACCATATCATCTTCCACATATCCTCTATCTTTTAAGAAGTCTATCAGACCCAATTTCTCTGAAATAAGTGTCGCACCTTTTCTCACAAGATTAAGTCCACCTTTTGGTAATTCTATAGGATCAGTTTCAAAGAATTTATTAATTAAATTCTTAAATCCATCACCAACAAACTTAACAATAAGACCACCAACATCAAGAACAGTCTTGATGGCATTCATAAACTTCTGACCTGCTTCTTGTGGTCCACCACCAAGAATCAATGAGTATAGCATGTCTCCAATTAAGACACCTATAGTCTCTCCCAAGAGAGTTCCAATTACTGGAATGGGAATAAAGGTTCCAAGGAAACCACCAAGTGCTGCGCCCATACCTTTAAACAAGGCCTGTCCAGGTGGTTCGCCAGCAAGTAAAGAAGATACCGCAACAATAATGGGACCAAGGATAGGAATCTTACTGAATCCCTTGGCAATGCCCTTCATTGCCATGATACCTTGCTTACCAAGAACCTTAGTAGCAAGTCTCTTAGGAATTTTTTTCAGTCCACCTTTAGCAATCTTACTACCCTTATCAGTTCCACCAAGAGAACCTGTTTGTGGTTTAGATACTATCTGTCCTTTCTTAAGTGCCTTATCAACTGCTGCCTTTGCTTGTTTTGGAGTCTTACCATTTTCAATAGCATTCTCATAGATACCTCTTGCAGCATGGCCATGCTTGATCTGCATTGCCCTCGCAGCACCGCGAGGACCAGTTGGTTTCATCCCTGGTTTTCCTTTACCAAAAGGTTTTGTCTGGGGTTTTACTGTTGGTTTAGTGGGTTTCTTAGGATCTGGTTTGGTTGGTTTTTTTCCTGGTCCTTTAGGACCTAATCCTAATGCGCCAAATACACTACCAACAATAACAGTAGCATTAAACAGATTTGTTAATGCTCCAAGTAATCCATCAAATCTTTCACCTGCTTCTTCCCCCTTATTATCAACTAAAAATTGTCTTGCACTGTCAAGTTTCTCTTGACCAAATGCTAAGAATCCACCTACGGTATCAAGGACACCAATAATCATATCAATGACTTTCTCTGCCATTCCGGCAATGAACATCAGTAAGTTGCCGCCAGGTAAGTTAGGTTTCTTTTCAAGTAAAACAACTAGAAGACGACCTATAAGAATATTTTTTAAGAAATCAAATATACCACCAAACAATCCTTTTGCTGGTGCCATGAGTTTTTTAACACGACCACTTCCCTTTACTTTGGGAGTTGATTTTTCTAGTATCTTTTCTTGTTTTTCTCTTCTTTGCTTTTCGTCAAACTTCCTATCTTTCTTTGATGCAGATTTCTGCTGTGCAAGAGTTCCTTTTAGAACCTTATCAATTTCTATAACTTTTGTTCTAATAACACTGATTATATCTTCTTCATTATCACCACCCTTCGTAGATGCCATCTCTGTGCCAGAGATAGAGGTAATAGCACCAGTACTAACTGAAGCAGGAACCATAGATGTCTGTGGTCTTACTGCTAATGCACCACCTCTTTCACCAGGTACTTGTTCTCCGCCACCTTTCTTCTTAATTGAATCTGGTTTAACTTTCTTTTTCTTACCGGTAATAAAATTTTTTGCTTTGTCTTTGGCAACACCCTTCGCTGTGTTTGCTAAAGCACCTTTTGCTACTCCTGCCAGTAATCCAAATGCCATATCAGACCACCGTTAATCCGAGAACTTTGATTTTCTCCATTGATATCATTGCATTAGCATCAATTGGAGGGAGATCATTGGAGTTTGGTGTATTGAGAGCACCTGGATTCACACCTTCAGCACTAGCAGATGAACCAGAGGATGAACCTCTACCAGCTCTTGCCTCTTGCTGAGCATACAAGTCAGATAATTTCTGACCTCTAGATGGTGGTGGTAACGGTTTAGATGTGCCAGCAGGTTTCATCTGAGCTGAAGATGGTTGAGTATCCCCACCGCCACCGTCAGATGAAAGACTGGAACTACTATCAGAAGCAAGAAGAGTTCCAGTATTACTTGGTGCAGAAATTGAGGGAACATTTCCTGTTCTGAATGCCTTAGCAATCTCATCAGTGTACTTTGTACCTTTCGTGCCAAATCCATCAGAACCGACAACACCAGTTGTCATCCATTTTTCAGCACCACCCATACCTTGATTGTGAGCATATCCAAGAATTTGTAATTTTCTTCTTGGATTTGCATTTTTATACTCACTATTTCTCATCAAATAAGTATGATTTGCCTTAGTAAATCCAGCAAATAAAGCTTCTTGCAATTGTGGATTTTTTCTAAATTCTTCTCTTGCCTCTGGAGTATGTCCTGGGTCTTTTACTCCTGCATACCTAGCACCATCAGTTTTTGCAGCTGCGCCAAGTTGATATCTACCATCATAACGTCCTCCACTTCCACCCGCAATATCATATTTTCCTCCAGATTCAATGGATGCAACTACAGTCCTAAAGACATCAAAATCTCCCTGAGAGAATCCCATGGATGCGACAATGGGATTTTTTGCTGTAGTGGATTTATCAGATGATGGAATCATAGTTTGCGTAGGTTGCACCATTGATGCTGTTTTCACTGGTTTTGCATCAACTCCATATCTACTTGAAAGCATTGCACTAACAACAGATGGATCAAAACTCCTACCATCTTTGGGAACAACAATGGTTTCCGTCAAAGCATCCTTGTCTGCATCTGCTTTACCAGTTTCTTTATTCTGAGCACTCTTCATCGGAAGGCCACTCTCAGGATCAACATGACCTCCACCATTATATCCAGGAACAATTCCACCAGCATTGAATGAGAAAGATGGTACATTTGTCCCACCACCCATAGCATTCATTGACTCTAAAGTGTCAGACCCGTATGTTTGAACTGCACCTCTACTCATGACAAACTCACCTGGTGTAAGCATAGCAGGAACAGTATCTTTGTTTGGACCACTGCCAGGAACTATGCCGCCTTTGTTAAACTTTTTACCGAACTCTGGTTCTTTTCCAGTTTTTGCTCTCTCTAGTTGCTTTTCATATTCTGCATCTTCTCCCATAACTTTTCCAAAGAAGAACTTTTGAAAAGCATTTCTCTCTCCTTCTTTTGTTGCTTGTTCTTCTGCTAGATCTGTTGCTGTTTGTTCTCCGCCCTTCTTTTTGATACTCTCATCAACTTTTTTATCAGTATCAGTTTCAACAGTCTGTGGTGCAACTTCTGGGATAATTTTACCCATCGCAAATAATGCTGCCCCAGCAGCTGCCGCAACTAGCACTGGATTACCTGTCGCTAACTTTCCTAAACCCGCAAGCATCTTGGGAATCAATCCCAAAAGTTTAGGAATAAATCCACCAATTAATCCAAGTAAACCAGTTATGAATCCACCAAGTCCAAATTGAAATGCTAAAAATGCAGCAAGGAATGCAGGCCATGTGACTTTAAAAAAGTCCATGATTGCTGTCATCTTCTTGGAATTCTCTGGATCTCCCATCCAACCAAGTATTTTGACCAGTAATCTACCGATCAAAATATTAATAATAAACTTCATGATGCTTTCAAAGAAATTGATTGCTGGTTTAGCCAGTTTTTTTGCACCAGCAAAAAATTTCTTCATGGGAGATGCTTCTAATTTATCTTCCTGAGCACTCCTCTTTGCTTTTTCAGCGTCTTTCCTATCTCTCTCTGCTTGTTTCTTTGTTAATTTATTTTGATTTTTTAAAGTTGCCAATATAGAATTGACAGCCTTTAGAATATCTTTTAAAGGATCACTTTTTGCTGCTTTACGTTTTTTCTTTTCTTCTTGTTCTGGTTCTTCTTGTTTTTTAAAAACTTCTGGACTAATTCTCTGTCTTTTTACAACTGCAGCAGGACCTTTTCCAGGAAGTGCTCTCTGTCCTGGAACTGGTTGTGCTTGCTCCTCTGGTTTCTTCCTCTCAAAGAAAGCATCTGGTTTTACTGTTGTCTTCTTTGCTTTAAACTTCGGGTCTGCTGCTTTTCTTGACTTCCTTACTTTTATTACTTCTTGCGATAAGATTGCAGAGCGTTCATCACCAGCACCTTTAGTTTGAAATTGTATCTTTGCAATCGCTTCTTTTAAGGCACTAAGATAATCCTCTTCCTCCGACAAATTGTCGAGGTCAATACCCATCTCAAGAAGGATATCAATAGGATCAGAGGTCTTAGCCGCCATACTTTCGTTGCTGCTTTTCTTGTTTTTCTTTTTCTTCCTTGAGATGTTGCCTCAAGAGTTCTACATAAATGTCTCGTTCCCAAGGCATCATGTTTTCAATCTCAGTTAATGAATATTTATGGTACTGTATCAAGGCAAAGTTGAGTCTAAAATAAGCCTCAAGATCCATGTGGATCATGCCTAAGCGAAAAAACTTGCCAGTCCCTCCAGAAGGACTTCATTCTCCTTCTTAGTATTTGGATTTTCAAATTTTACTGTATGAGATAGTTTTGGCATAGTCTCAAAGAAAGTTTCAATCTCCTTAAACTGAGTGGAATTCATCTGTTCAAGAAATTCTTTAATTTCTTTCTTAGTGCAATCCGCAGCTGCCCACACTTCCTCTTCACTGTAGATTTTATCGACACAAGATGCAATTAGATCAAACGATTGTTCTAATTGATTCTTCTCATTAAAATCAAAATTGTTTGAAATAAACTGATCCAATGAAGGGTATTTCATTTCCATCATCAACGTATCATCAATTTTAATCTGACGAGTGTGATCGTCATTCTTTGCTACTTTAATCTCATCTAAAGCAATAGTTACTTTAACTTCGGTTTCCCCATCATCAGGAGCAACCAAATTTACCTCAACTTCCTCACCAACAGACTTTCCACGAATGTTGAGGAATAGATATTCAATATCAAATGTGGGAAGAGTTTCTACCTTAACTCCTCTTGTCTGAATACAATTTTTAAGAACAGACTTAATTGCTGTCGTGATTTGTTTTGTATCCTCACTCTCCATTGCAAGGACAAGAAGTTTTTCTTCCTTGACTAGGAAAGGTCTATATTGAATTGTTTCTCCAGTTGATGGCAATTCAAGATCATACTTGGGTGTAGCAATCTTTGGTAAAGGCATAATGACCTATAGTTAGTATTTCAGTGTGATTATTTATTGGTGTTTTTCTAAGTTCCTAACGATGCGGCTAATTCTGGAGTAAGTCTATCTCCAACTCGCCCTTGCTCAATAAGTTGTTGTTCTGTAGAAAGTAACCTTGCTCCAGTCGCAGAGTCATAAAGACCCTCTCCTTCAGGTCCAGTATTCTGAATAATATTTTGTTGAATTTTAGATTCTTTTTCTTGAGCGACTGGTGGTGGTTGAGTATTCGGTTGCTGAGGTTGTTGAGTTGGAACAGAGGGTTGAGGCTGTGAAGGTGTACCTGTCAATTCAGTAATTACATATCTTAGATATGTCATGGAAACAGTGCATTTAAGAAGATTTGAACTTTCATAACTCAATGGCATTGATGCAACAGAAAGTGGATACGCACCTATGAATTCATATTCTAAACTACTCTGATAATCTCTTTCAAATTTTACTATCTTAAGTCCTCTTTCGCATCTGTATGTTTCGGGAAAATTCATTCTATAGTGATATCCAGGATTAACCAGTTCCCTTGTTTCTCCATCTGTTCTGGTTCCTGATTCACCAGTGACAAATTTCATCCAAGATTCAAAAAATCTAATTGGCAAGTATTGATTTGAGTCAACATAGAAAGTAAAATCAATCCTATCATCATACATTCTTCTATGTGCATACCTTTCAGTTACACCAGCATAATCATTCTTAACTTCAAAGGTTGCAATCCGAGAACCTGGGAGAGATACCTCGGAGCAAGATATATTTAAATTTTCTTGACCGTCAGTTCCTAAGATTGGATCCAATATTTTATTGAGAGCACCTGCAGCATTACCTGACAATTGCTCTGCAGTTGCCCTAGGGATCTTTACCTCATAATGAGAGGTTAGTGCAGGTGCAAGAATCTTTGTTCTTAATCCTTTTATACCGGCAGACTTATTGCCGTATGAAAATTTTGTGCCAGGCATTTATAAATAGTTTTTACCTTATATATTATGTATGGCAGAAAGTATCAAGAGTAAATACAAACCATCATTTCCTAAAAAATATAAGGGCGATCCTAATAATATTATATGTCGAAGTAGTTGGGAGCGCAAGTTTTGTCGTTGGTGTGATCTGAATGAAAATATTCTTCAGTGGGGTAGTGAAGAATTTTACATCCCATACATGTCTCCTCTTGATAAAAGAGTTCACAAATACTACCCAGACTTTATCATAAAAGTGAAAGAAAATGCAGGTCAAATTAAGACCTATGTAATCGAAGTTAAACCAAAGAAGCAAACAAAACCACCAAAAAAGAAGCAGAGAGTCACCAAGTCTTACATCTTTGAATGCAAAACTTGGGAAGTAAATAAAGCAAAATGGAAAGCTGCTGTTGAATTTTGTGAGGATAGAAGAATTGAATTTAAAATTATTACAGAAGACGAACTAGGTATCAAATGAACCGCATAGAACCTAATATTCAAGAGTTTAAATCTGAAAAAAATCTTGATGATAGGATGGATTTGATACTATATGCGTTGAATGATACTGTTACACCTATACCTGAAGAGGGAAACATCTGTACCTTCAAATATTATGCGAAGACTCCAAACATTGAATATGATCAACATCCATTAGTTGCGGTGAGTGATGTCTTCTCTTGGGGGTTTCGTGGTATCAACTTTCACTGGAGAGATTACAGACAATATACCTGGGAAGAATTGGGAACTCAGGTCTATATTGTCTATAGAGAAGAACTTGATGATTTACTATCATTACAATATACAAAACGAGTACTAAATAAGTAAAAAGGTTATACTCTAATGGGTTTATTCGGAGCAGGTGATCCACCTTGTCCAGCGGGTAGTATTTGTAGCGGTCAGGCAAGAACTTTTGTCGGTAGAAAAACTGGTCGTGGAGCTATGGGATCTGAGGCTGTCATAGACCCTGGAACTGGAATATATCACGCAAGTGCTACCAAATTGAACTCAGATGGTTCTGCTACCACTGATGTCTATATTATCAAAGATAATAAGTGGCAAAAAGCAGCAACTAGCACTGATGGAGGGAAGACATATACATTTGATGATGACGTAGCAGGTGCAGGACTTAAAAATGATTTAAGTAATCCGAATGGAGCACTGCATAAAAATGTTGATGCAAACATAAACAAAGCAGCAGATAAAGCAGGTCTTCCCCCAACAGAAAAAAAGAAGTTATTAGAATCAAAAAAGAATGATGCAGAGAATGATAATGATGACACTCAAACTAAACCAGCAGCAGACCAATCTAGTGGATCTGGTGGGTTTGCAAAACCAGAAGGTTCTGCAGAGGGAACAAGAACCGAATTTCCAACAATAATTCATCCAGCAGATCTTGGTACATCAAAGCAAGATGTTATTCGCTTTGATATGCATGAGTATGTTCCGGGAGAATTATCTGGTTCTGATATCGGGGGAGGCCTACAAGGATTTGGATTCAACAGTGGGACAAATAACTTAGGACCCTCTATTGGTTCAGTTACTCTTCCAATACCAAGTGGAATATCAGATCAAAACAAAGCAGATTGGGGATCAAACTCAATGACTGCTCTTGATATCGCAAAAGCAAATGTTGCTAAAACAGCAATTTTTGATGGTCTTCAAAAAGGTGTTGGTAAATTTGATGAATATGTTAAAAAAGTACAAGCAAATAGTGGTCCTACAGCAAGTGCAGTGGGAAATGCATTTGCAGCAGCTGCTGCAGGTGTAGACGCTCAAGCACTGTTGGCAAGAACAACGGGCATGGTGATGAATCCTAACATGGAACTCTTATTTAAGGGTCCAACTCTGAGACCATTCTCATTTAAGTTTAAATTAACACCTAGAGGACAGAAAGAAGCAGATAATATCATTCAAATAATTAGGTTCTTTAAGCAAGGAGGTGCTCCTATTAGATCTCAATCTAACTTGTTCCTCAAGTCACCTCATATTTTTAAGATTACTTATATACATAGAGGTGAAAAGGGAGAAATGCACAAAAAATTAAACGCATTCAAGACTTGTGCATTACAAGGATTTGGAGTTAACTATACTCCAACAGGAAACTATGCAACTTACCAAGATGGAACGATGGTTGCATATGACATTAATATGAGTTTCACTGAAATTACTCCCATCTTTAATGATGATTACGATATGGACGATACATTCATCGGTTTCTAATGTCAAATTACTTCAGTCAATTACCAGATTTTGAATACGTCAATAGACTTCCTGACTCCAGGATATCTGATTATGTTCCTGTAAAAAATCTTTTTATGAGAGGAAAACTCAGAGAAGATATTTTTGCAGAAGCTTCTGTGTTTACAAAGTATAAAATTGTAGGTGATGACAGACCAGATAATGTTGCATATAAAATCTATGGAGATGCTAACTTGGATTGGTTAGTTTTGACATGTAATAACATTATCAATGTATATGATGAATGGCCTATGACTCAATTCAATTTTGAGAATTATTTGCTTGAAAAGTATGGGACATATGAAAATATCAATGCAACACATCATTTTGAAACAACAGAAATTAAAAATACAAGTGGTGTGGTAATTCTTCCTGCTGGATTAGAGGTTGACTCCAATTATTCAATTACGTTCTACGATGACAGAATAGAGGGGATGACTATTGTAAATTCTCCAGTTCAAGAAGTGACAAATTATCTGTATGAACAGAGACTACAAGATGATAGAAGAAATATCTTTTTACTAAAACCAAGATTACTTAATGTAGTTAAAGATGATCTAGAAGAAATGATGATATACAAAAAAGGTTCCACTCAATATAAGAGTGAAACCTTAAAGACTGCAGATAATATTAGATTATTTCAGTAAGTTTATATACGCTGCGATAACCAAAAGGGTCAAGCACAACTGATTATATCTCATCATTCCTCAGCGAGTTTTTGGAAGTAGGATAGGGCATCATCTTCATCAGAGTCAGCAGACTTAGTTGGAGTAATGTCAGGTGCATTGAAGTCTGCTGCAGGTGCAGGAGGCTTGCTTGACTCAAAGTTGGGAGAGAAAGATCCGCGACCTTCGCTCTCGTCTTCCAGTTCCTCATCATAACGACG